CCGATGCCAGTAAGCATCAAATATCTAGGAGAGAAGTATGGACGTTGATAAGACATTAGAAGAACGTGGGAAGCGGTATGGCAAGTTTACTGGTCACGCTGCAATTGCACAAGATATTAAAGCAATAATGATGGGAACTAGTAAGTGGTATGGTCTTAAACCAGATCAGAAAGAAGCCCTAGATATGATCGCCCATAAGATTGGCAGGATTCTAAATGGTGATCCTGATTATCATGATTCCTGGCACGATATCGCTGGCTACGCAAAACTAGTAGAGGATCGGTTAAACGGCGTGGAGAAATGAAAACCTTACTAATTAGTAAGTATAATGTTGAACAGATTGACCTACCAAAAACAAAAGAAGAACTAAGGGAGCTATTAACAGATGTCTACACTGAGGGCTACCAAGATGGATACGACGATGGCTCTAATGAAGCCAAAGCATTTAAAACGCGAAGTAGAACTGGAGCCGTGGATTGAAACCTTCACAGGTAAAACCTTCTACTTCCTTGACCCTAAACCGGAGTCAATTGACATTAGGGACATTGCTCATAGTCTTGCTTATACTTGCCGATATACTGGTCATAGTAAGCGGTTCTATAGTGTTGCCGAGCATTCTCTTTATGTCAGCTACCTTGCTGCTAATCCGCTCGCCGGACTACTGCACGACGCTTCTGAGGCGTATATCACGGACATAGCATCTCCTATCAAGCCCTATCTAAATAATTATAGGGAGCTTGAAGATAAACTGATGCTGCGTATCGCTGGCGTGTTTGGGTTTGACTACCCATTAGACGCAGATATTAAAGACTGTGATGCTACGCAACTAAAAACCGAAGCTAAGTATCTGCTCCCTTCCAAGGGTCTTACTTGGGCACACATGTATCCGACTAAAAGGGAACATGGGATTAAGCCAGAATGTATGAGTCCAGAAGAAGCAGAACGAGCTTTCCTAGAACGATTTGAAGAGGTAAAGAATGAATCCTTTAGCACTGATTGGTCCGATTGGCCTTACGACGAAACTTATCGTGGCCGGGTCTATTCTACTGGGAGCGATGGGGTGGGCAGGTTGGAAAGCTTACACTCTTACACGCGACCACTACGAGAACGTGATACAACAAGACAAGATAGTCACTGTGGAGAGGACGCGCACGATTGCTGTGCTGGACAAAGAAGCGGAGAAGCGGGCCGTAGCAAAAGCAAAGGCCCAGTGGGAGGCTGATAATGCGTCCACAACAGCTTTTCTCGACTTTATCGCAAATAATCCTATTTCTCGCAGCCCTCAGTGTACTATTGGTGATGATGGGTTGCGCCTCTGGAACAACGAAAACCGAGGCGTGGAAGTTCGATGAAGATACAATCAAAGAAGTCCAAACTAAATGCACGGGGACGTTTGAACCAGCAACTGCTGGAACTTTTGAGGGGCTATGGGCGAATAAACGACTTATCCTCCGAAAATCCAGAGACTGTTCAGAAGCAGCTAACAAACTCGCGGAGCAAGCACTTAACAGGAACAAAGTAATAGCAGGAGAGTAACATGGCAATTACGTTTGAGGAACTATGCGAACTACTAGTTGAAAGAGTTGATCCAGACTTACTAGTCGAAGAATTAAACTTATCTTCTGAAGAAATAGTAGATCGTTTTCCAGATAAAATTGAAGCTAGGTTTTCTAGACTTCGTAGACTAGTGGAGGATTAATGCCAGAGTATAAAGATGAGGTTAAAGATATTTCAATTGTTGAGGTATTATGGAAAGATCATGTAATCTACGCTAACCCGTCGTGGAGAAGTGTTGAAGATAAGTTAGAAGCAGCAACTGTTAAAACAGTTGGTTATGTTGTCCGCGACAACGGTGATTCCTTAGATTTAGTTGAAACATTAGATACCAACGAACCTATCTCTGGAAACCATCGTGTAATTTTAAAGAGTTGTATTTTAGATATAAAGGTCTTAAATGGAGCATAACAGATTCAAAAACTGCTTTGCTGAAAACATCTTTAGGCTAAAATATGCACAAGGTCCTTCGGACAGTTGGGACGCTCTCGCAGAACGCATCGTTGAGGATGTTTGTGGAACTAGGTGGGGAACTGATAGAGCTCTCATGTCAACGGACGAGCTACGACAGTTGGCGCTGTACATTAAGGAGCAAAAATTTATTCCCGGAGGGCGATACCTTTATTACGCTGGTAGACCCTACAAAGCCTTTAACAACTGCTATCTCCTACGCGCTGAAGAAGATACTAGAGAAGAATGGTCTGCTGTAACGCAACGCGCTATGGCTTGTTTAATGACAGGAGGCGGAATTGGAACTGACTATTCACGACTTCGTGCTTCTGGAAAAACACTTTCAAGAACTGGAGGAAAAAGCTCAGGCCCTATACCTCTCATGTTTGCCACTAATGAAATCGGACGAAACGTTAGACAAGGCGGTAGTAGACGATCTGCAATCTATGCTAGCCTTAATTGGGCACATGAGGACATTATTGATTTCCTTAGAGTTAAGAACTGGCACAGCCAGCAAATAGGTAAAGCAATTAAAGGGAACGGAGAACCTTACACACATTGGGACGCAAAGCAAGAGGACTTCAATCATAATGCTCCTCTTGATATGACCAACATTAGTGTAAACTATGACGACGATGCTGGAGACTTACTGCACAACCCGATCTTTATCGAGAATTGTAAGCAAGCTATGTCTACCGGAGAGCCCGGTTTTAGTTTCAACTTTGGAGACAAGAAAAATGAAACCCTTAGAAACGCTTGTACAGAGGTTACAAGTGAGGATGATAGTGACGTATGCAATCTTGGAAGTATCAATCTCGGCAATATTGAAACTTTGGACGAATTTAAATCCGTCGTTATTCTGGCTTCCAAATTCCTCGTTTGTGGCACACTTAGGGCCGACCTTCCATACGAAAAAGTGTATAAGGTTCGGGAAAAGAACCGTCGTCTGGGACTCGGGCTTATGGGTATCCATGAATGGCTCCTCAAAAGGGGAATGAAGTATGAAGTTACTCCAGAACTTAGAGAATGGCTTGCTGTATATCAATCATATTCTGAGTCAGCAGCCAACGAGCATTGTGATCGTCTCTATATTAGTCATCCTGTTGCCTATCGCGCCATTGCTCCTACAGGCAGCATTGGTATTCTTGCTGCAACTACTACTGGTATTGAACCTCTATTCAGCGTTGCGTACAAGCGGCGGTTCCTTACAGACGGCACTAAATGGCGATACCAGTTTGTTATTGATGCTGTTGCTGATCGCCTTATCCGTGAATACGGCTGTAAGCCTGACGAAATTGATACATCTTATAAACTAGCGAGAGACTATGAACGACGAATCAAATTTCAAGCGGACGTACAAGATTACGTGGACATGTCAATTTCAAGTACCATCAATCTTCCCTCGTGGGGTAGTAGAGGCAATAGCGAAGAGGATGTCCCTCGATTTTGCGGAACGCTTGCTAAATACGCTCCCCGTCTCCGTGGATTTACAGCATATCCAGACGGAGCTAGAGGGGGGCAACCCATCACAGAAGTCGATTATAATGAAGCACTCAAACACAAAGACGTAATTTACGAAGAAGTAGACATATGCTCAATTACAGGAAAAGGTGGAACATGCGGTGCATAAAAATAGACAACTACATAGAGCAGTGCCGTAATTGGTATATCTCTATTGACCATGACGACGGCTCAACTGCACCATTTACTAGTCTAGCTTTGTATGAGTCCTTGCCGGAGTGGGAACGATGAGTAAGTTTAAGGTAGTTAAAATCGAGTGGATTGATGCTGTAGCTATCGGTGAGTGGAAGTCTATCAAAGATCTAGAGAATGATGAGCACGCTGACACTGCACCATGTACTACCATCGGATACCTAATTAGAACCACAAAGACTCTGTTTTATGTAGCATCAACTATTACCACTATTAGTGGCGACTTAATTGCTAACGGCATCATGGCTATTCCTCGTAAGTGGGTTAAGTCAAAAGTTGAACTTGATATAGGAGAAGAAGAATAATGGTATTTTTACCAGCATTGATTCCCGGTCTTGCTTTTGGTCTAGAATTTTTGTGGCCCGACGATGAAGACCCTATGAGCGCTTTAATCATTCATTTCTTTGTATTTAGATTTATGTTATTTTGGGGATTAAACAATGAGCAACAACTTCCTCCGGGCAATTAAATTCACACTACCTTGGGAGACGGGTAGAGATAGAAAGGGAAACCCCCGTGAAGACGGGGGTTATACCAATGATCCTAGTGATCCAGGTGGAGAGACTAAGTGGGGTATCTCTAAGAAAGCTCACCCTGAACTTAACATAAAGGAGTTAACCATTGCAGAAGCTCTTAACATTTACAAAAAAGAGTATTATGATTGCTTTGTTTCTCGTACTCCTTCCCTTGACCTTGACTTATGTCCTCCTGATTATGCTGTGGCAATATTTGACACAGGAGTAAACTGCGGGGTTAACAGAACTTATACTTGGCACCTTACAGCCATAAAAACAAAAGACCCAACAAAAACTCTGTTGGGTCTTCGTGATGCTAGGTATACTGATCTAGTAGCTTCTAACTCGAAGCTCCAAAGGTTCTATAAAGGTTGGATTAATCGTCTCAACGATTTGAAGAAGTATTGCGAGATTCTACGAGCCGATTCATCTGCTCTATCATAAACCGCTTCCTAGTTGGATCAAGAGTCTGTAGCATGGCGAATGCGGCTTGTTCGTCTGCTGTCAGGCTCTTGTTCATTTCATTGTCCTTCAATTGTTTAAGCAGGTTACGGACAGTCTGCGCCCCACCCAATACAGCTAGATCCTCTATGTTACTCATAAAGAGTTCAGGGTTATCTTGATTAGCTAGAATACCCTTAACAGAGTCTGTAATCTGTTTAGTGCGGTTAGCTTTAAGCCACGAGTTGTAAAACTGCTTGTCCATGAAGTTGTTCTCAGTAGCAGAACGGAAGTTTAACGAAGCCATAAGTTGTTCCTGTTGGCTACGCTTGTAGATACCCTTCTCGTTGAACTTGCTGTGAGTAATAACCTCCCCAGGATTCTGCATCTTTTCGAAGTCGAAGTCCTTACCAAACTTCTTCTTGGTATCCCAGTAGTGCCTAATGGTACCTTGAACAAGTGGTGGTAACGCGCCTAATGCAGCTTCTTTCTCTTCTAAAGTAACCCCCTTAGTAGGACCACCGGCTTCTTGCCACAACCACTTGAGACTAGTTGGTAGAGCATCAACGAAGACGCTCTTAGCCATAGCCATAGCTACTGTGGGTGCCTCAAGCGCCGAAGCGTGGCGCATAGTGCCCGATAGGTCCGGTGAAGTTTGCAGATTAATGGCCTTAGCAGCCATCGAAGTTGCCTCATTCATTACTCCTCTCCTAGCCCATTCAGTTGCACTTGGATCAAGTCCAAGGTTCTTTTCTAGACCATCCTGCACAGAGTCAAAGAATCCAGTGAATGGTCTCCAGTCCCACAAACCTGTCATCTTTCCGAGACGACGTAGGGCTTCATAATCCACAACTCCCGCCGTCCCATAGATACCACCTACTAGAACCTGCGTAGCTAAGTTCAGTGCTATAGGGGTGTAGTTACCATTCTTGGCGTCTTTCATATCATCTGCAAAACGACCAATCTGGTTCCATTTCCACTTAGCGAAGTTCGTCATAAGTCTACCAGCAGAACCTGCTTGACTAAACATAAGAGGCATAGCTTGTTGACTATAGTCTCCTGTGTAACTACGAGCAGACTCATACACCATCTGCTTTAATGCGTCAGGTTTCATATTAGGAGCAGCACGCTTATAGAAGTTGTAGTAGTAGAGGATTGCTGTAAAGTTTGTCCCTTTCTCAATCAGGTTACGAGGCTTATTGATAAGGTCCCCAAGAGCCTCTCCTGCATGGTGTTGGCTGGTCTCTGCCAGATCGTAGGTCTCAGCAATATGAGGTTCGATCATACCTTCCTTGATCGCCTCTTGCATAAATTTAGTTGCTGCTTGATCCTTATGCCCGACATAGGCAAGAGTATCCATATAAGCAGCGATAGCATAGTGCTGACCTAGTTTAAGTTTGGCAGCAGTTCTTGCTCCGTCAATCCCGACAAGAGGAATTGCGGTAGCGTTGGCAACAAGTACCGGAGGATTCAGAGATAGTTTGATTAGCGAGGTAAGATACGTCCACGCTTGAGCAGTCTCTTGAAGAGCCTTCGGAGATACAAGGGCAAGATCACCTCCTTCATATCCGTGTTGGCGAGCGAAGAACCACTTGTCAATGGTCTTAGAAGCATCTTCTACAGCTTTCTGCATTCCCCTTTCTATCTTGTTGGCTCCAATGTCATGCCCCAGTTCCCTATTGATAAGTTGTCCAACAAAGGAACGGAACTCCGGTTTATCATGCAGGATAGAGATATCGTCGAATAGAGGCCCCTTAATCTTGTTAATGATCTTAGAACGGACTTCCCAATCATGGCTAGAACGCAGACGGTTCTGGAGTAGGTTAAGCAACTTATCATTCTCCAGACGACCCTTCCACGACTTTTCATCTGCCAGGATTTCACCTACATAGCCACCAACACCTTCTTTAGCACGATGTAATTCGAATGTGCGTTTAGCTACTTCTATGTGTTTCTCGATACCCGACGCGATGGCAGCAATAGACTGTGGCACAGCCTGATCTAGAGCCATCACAGAGAAGATATCACTAGAGGCTCCGTAGTGATTGCGATGAACCTCAATCTCCAGTTCACCTTTATCCACCTGAGTTTTGTATTGTTCGCGTAGATCTTTTACGAACTTCTGTGCGTCTACGCCAGAATCAAATCCAGTGGCGTACTTAACATCGTTAGTTGGAGTGCGGATAGTTACATTAAACTTACCTGTATGAGCACGAGGGAAGTACATAGGCTCCATATTGAATGGTTCCCTGCCAACCCTTTCTGTACTCTCATTATCCTTGATATAGGCGTGTTTAAGGACGTCTAGGACACGGATAGCGTGTGGGACTAACTTAGGATCAAGACCCTGCTCAATAAGGAACTGTTCACGAGTATTAGTACCTTCTGCCATAGAGCGACGATCATATAGTTCTGGATCTTGGATATCTACTAGCTTCTTAAACAGAGATATCTGCTCTTTTCTAGAAAGCTTAAACACATCTTTAAGGGCGTCAGCATACATTAGGTGACGGACGTTAGCCTCACGCTTGGATTTGCTGATCTCTCCAAAAGTATAGTTGAACCACGGATGGTCCATCAACAGTTTGAGTTGGTTTACAGTTGGAATGTTCTTACCATATGAAGGTAGATCTGGTGTATCTTCAGGCTTATAGGCACGAAGCATTCCCTCTGCATTCTCGAATAGATCATTGTTAGCTTTTGCAGCAACCCAGTCGCCATAGTCATAAGCTTTCTGGAAAGGTTTGCCTAAGAACTTAGCTACTTTCTTTGCACCTTCAATGAAGACTTTAGGATCAATATACCCACCTTGACGACGGAGAGAGAACCAATCGTGGACCTTATCAGCCTTCCAAGTAGCCACTGAGAATGTAGGAGTGTTAGGATATTTTTCTGCTTCTGTATGTCCAAAAATCTCGGAAGGTGTAATAGCTTCGGCTCTATTTTCATAAAGGAAACCATCAAAACCTAGTTCCTCCAACTTATTATAGAGAGATTTTCTTAGTTTATTTCTAGCTGTATCTCTAGCTCCCCCGTGGGTAAACAGCTTGCTATTATCAACAAAATATAACTGTTTAAAAAATTCATCTATCCAAGGTTTGAGTTCGGCATTTTGCCCAGGAGATAAGCGCTCGTTAAAATCTAATGGAGCAAATTGTAAAGTTTCATGTTGTCGCCCAAAAAATAACTCTCTAGCGAGAGCATTTAAGTCATGCCAAGAACCCATGTCACGAATCCAAATAGGGTTCTTAATAGAGGTATATAAAGGACGAATATGATGGCTATCTGTTATAGCTCCGCTGTTATGTATATAACGCAGAGTTTCACTTTTAGCTTCTTGGAGAAGTTCTTTTACTTTACCTTCCCACTCAGTAATATCAAATCTTTCTAGGTACGGCTCTAGATGTGATGGGCGTAGACGATCTACATTTTCTCCCATCAAGGCTTCGCCATATCTTGCAACTAAATTTCGTACTTCTCGAGATTTTTGATCTGTGCCGTGCATGAACTTCTTAATTGTGTGAGTATTAAGATAGTCCTCTATAATTTTAAACTCTTGTTCAATCTGTTTAACATTCTTTTCTTCAAATTCTTTAGCACGACGTAGACGATCTTGGTACCATTCCTCTCGGAGTTTATTTACAGTTTTATCTGGAATGTCGATAGTGTTATTACTTTTTGCGTAATCAATTAGATAAGCACGGAAAGCTGGTAACACTTCTTTAGTACCATCCACATTATATAAAGTGTAGTTGGTTTTTACGTTCCTATCATTGATGATATGCGTAGCTCCAATATCGCCAAAGTGGAGCATACCACCATCGCCAAGTTCTGGTTTGTAGTCTGTAAAATTCTTCTGTGTGCCATGTCCTAGAGGGACAGGAATACCTTGCTTATCTACGAAATAAGCATCTTTAAATTTCTCACGTTGTTCTTGATCAAGAGAGTTCCATAGGCGATAACTGGCCTTCTTCATTCCTTCTACTAGATCCCTAAATCCAATAGAGGTATACTCTGTAAGGTCAATATGACCACCCTGCCCGCGTTTACTTGCTATACGCAGGAAGGCAGGATCAAGTTGAGCAGCTACCTTATCAGCTACTTCATTAACAGTCTTAGGATCAACGTCAGGAGGAAGTGGAGGATCAGGAACTTTAGTCTTAACCGGCTCGCCAACTTCTGTGGTGCTGTCCTTAATAGCAGCACCTTGTTCAGCCATTACAAGATCTGTTTTAATCAGATCTGCGGCAGCATCTGCTTTAGCTTGTGCTTCTTCTAAAGTACCTTTAGCATTAGCAGCACGGTCAGCAGACTCAATGGCGGCATATAGAGCAGTATATACATCTTCCAGCACTTCACCTTTGCCAATACCGGGTTCTTGACCAGTCCAACCCTGTTCATTAGCATAAGCATCTGCTTTACGCATAGCTTCTGCCATTGCAGCATCATCTTGTCCAATAGGAGTATGTTTCCTTGGTTTCTTAATAGTAGGTGTTAGGAGCCTATTACCTGGTTCATTAGTTTGGTCAGCATAAGCCTGGGATTCAGCTAGAGCTTTAGGCTTCATATACGGAGAACGAATATTAGATGTGTCTACATCTTTAGTCATCTCTGCTTGTATGGCTTCTAGTTCTTTACGGATTTGAATATAAGCTTCTCGCGAACGAGCATCAGCATCAGCATTAGCATCGGCCTCAGCTTTTGCTCCGTAACGACCTACTACACCACCAATAACACCACCTATAATTGCTGTGGCGTCTAAAGTTTTTGGATCAAGGTTAAATTGATCGGCAACAGTATCTTGTCCTTGGGAACGCAAGTAGTTTTCAACTAAACGATTACCAACCACTTCTGATACTACGTTTCCAACAGCCCCAGTTAAAGCCCCCTTTAACCATCCCATTCCTACAGGAAGTGCTGTAGAGAGTATATCTGCTCCACTCTTAATAGCACCAGCAGCAATAGCATCAGTAGCGTTATCTACTTGGGGAGCCACTTGAGCAGAAGTGTCAATGAACGACTTCTTACCCATTTGGGCAACAGTCATAACGCCGCTTCCTTTACCACTAGCTAGAACATCAGCAATGCCGGGAAGAGCAGTAATAACACGTCCACCAGTACCTCTCTCCTTTCTTTCTCCAGAGTTAGTACCTTCTTCAATAGCTGTATTAGCAGTCTCCATATTCTTGAAGATCTGCTCCTGATCGGCACTAGGTAATCCAAGTGCATCACGGAGTAATCGTCCCGCTCGCCCAAAGATAGAACGCTTCTCAATTTCTGCTAAACCAGCAGCGGCCATAGAAGCTTCTGTGATCTTGGATTTAGCCAGGTCTTTTGCCCCACGAATAAAGTCCTCTTTCTTTGTGGTCTTTTCAACCTTCTCGAAAGAATACTTAGGTGCTTTATCTGGTGCCTGGCCTTCCCAACCAGAAGCAATAGGAGCTTGTCCCTCCCATTCTGCTTCTGGGGCTTGGCCTTCCCACTCGTTATTGTTAGTCATTGTTTGTAATCTACTACGCCAATACCTTCGACATTAAGTTGTTTTATCTTTCCACCTTCACGACGGATACCTAAAATCTTCCCTTTCCTGTCTTTTCCTGATTGCCATACATCTCCAATCTTTGGTTCCATAGTCTTAGCCTGTGCAGGACCTCCGGGTTGTGATTCAGCAGTCGGTGGTGTAACTCCTGGCACTGGAACAGGAGTTGGCATTTGTTTATCAGGAGGAAGAATGGCATTGGCTTGTCCTGTAGTATTAGCACCAGATTGAAGAACAGGGGCAACCTTTAGGAAGGCAAGGAACTCTAAGGCTTTGATTGGATCACCATTAGCAGCCTCCATTGCAATTGAGTAAGCAGTTGGATTTTTAGCCTTTGTTTTTTCTAGCTCGGTGCGAGCAAAGATCATTCGTTCCTGTCTGGTATTAGCACCAGCTTCTTTGAATTGCCTATCAAGAAGCCTGTATTCACCTTTAGTTTCTTCAAGCTCTTTCTTTTGGCGATGTGCAGGAGTTTGAGTCTGGCCTTTCATATAGAAGTCAGCTAATTTCTTGGCTTTTTGTGGATCTAAAGTAGATAGATCCTTACCCCTAATCTTAGTGTTGCCATACTGTCCAGCATTCTTTAAGATCTCAGCTACTTCATTATCATCCTCGGCAGCAGCGATGGCGTTAAGTAAAGGCTCAGCAGCCTTTAACTCTTTCATAGCGCGTTCACGCATCATATCTTCACGGCCATTAGCGCGAAAGTCTTCTAGTTTAGCAGTATCAACCTCAGTCTCTAGTGCAGACTTAGCCTTACGTCCAGCAGAACCAGCAGCAAATTCTTCTGCTTTCATTGCTTGCATGGCAGCATTTATCTTAGCTTCTTCTGCTGCTTGAGCTAGGAAGTTGTTATATTGTCCCATCTGCTGACCATAAAACATACCAGCTATAGGTGATTGGGCATTGCCCATCATTTGTGGACGAGCAATATTAGCAAGTGTAGAAAAATCAGCCATTACCAACCTCCATATCCGCCATCATCATAAGGCATTGGATCATCGTTTGTGGGACTACCTCCATTACCAAGATAGGTATTCCACCAATCTTCAAATTCCTGATCTGACATTCCACCACTGTTATTACTACCACCAAATATTCGTGTAAGAGTATCTACTATATTAGTACCACCACCCTGACCACCCCTTAACATAGAGATCAGAGTTTGTGTGCCAGCATCGCGGTTGGTTCGAGCACCAAACATATCACCTGCTGACCGCATTCCAGCAGCAGCAATATTAGTTGGGTCAAAGAAGACACCAGCCTCTCTAGCAATACGATTCCACTCATCACCATAGAATTTATTCATATTAGCTAAGAAGTTTTCTTGTAATCCCCCCATCTCATTACCTGAAATGCTAAGTCCGCGAGCAGCAAAGATTCGTTGTAAGTCTGCTTGAGACTTGTCATTCATGCTCTGGAATAGTGGGTTAGATGTAATAGAACCCGGATTAGATTCTAGAGCCCTCAAACGCTGGATAGCATTAGCCCTTTCACCAGCATATGGATCACCCCTAGTTAACATCTCATTGATCATAGTATTGTAACTACCAATATTACGATTAGCTTGGTAGTTAGCCAACCCACCTTGAATTAGTTGTCCTGCAAGACTACCCCCACCACTACCACTTCCACCGCCTCCCCCACCAGTAAGCATTTGAATAGCGCCAGCAACACTGCCTGCTGCACGAAGTGCAGAGAAGAATTGTGAAGCTGTTACTCCAGAAGGAAGTAATGAGGTAATAGAAGCAGGTAAACCGCTTGCAGCAGCCCCACCTCCAGCGGCTGCACCAGTACCAGCAATTGCTTCTGCTCCTGGTAAAGCTAAACCTCCAGGAGTTCCAGGAAGCAAACCAGTAGCACCCGCAGCACCCATAGCTAAAATAGCATTGCGAATAAACCTCGCACGACGAGCAGGACCTGGATCGTCTTGACTAATATTATCAGGAGTAGTTAAGAATCCAAACTCTGGGTCATACTCTACGCGAGAAGCATCAATTACTTCATCAAAACCACCAATTCCGTTTTGTGATAATTGAACTCTGCCATTAAGTCGTGCAGCTACTTCAGGACGCACTCTCCAATTATATGTAGTATTTCCAGCTTCATCAGTAACTGAACCATCCTCAATCCAGTAATTAGGATTAGGATTAGTTGCAGAAGTAGTTACGTTAGTGCCTCGCCCTAAATTACCAGCTTGTCCATATAGACGAGGATCGCTACGACCTAGTTCTTCACCATTGAGCGTGAACATACCATTTTGACTAATGCCAAAAGGTCGTTGTTGTGCACCAGAGGTGGTTGTATTTGTGTTTCCTTGTCCAGCAACAGCACTACCAGCAGATGCTGCTTCTCCAACTTTAGGAACACCAGGAGCTAGGTTAGCAGTTCTACCAGCAGGAACTTGATTAGGAGCAGCTACTCCTCGTTGTGTTTGGTATCCGCCATAGTTCTGGTTTGTTTGTTGTGCTTGTGCTCGTGTAATTACACTACCACTTTGCCCACCAGTATTAGGAGTTGTTTGTGAAGTATATCCACCATAATTTCTATTTGTTTGTTGTGCTTGTGCTCGTGTAATTACACTACCACTTTGCCCACCAGTATTAGGAGTTGTTTGTGAAGTATATCCACCATAATTTCTATTTGTTTGTTGTGCCTGCTCCCGTGACATTACAGAAATTGGGTTAGGATTAGAAGATAAATTACCATTAGGTGGATTGGCAGGCCCTCTGTTTATGATAGGCTTTGGTAATCGTACCGGAGTTGGTTTATTACCAACAATAGGACTCGGATTACTTAGAGAAGATGGTGTACCGCCACGTAATGCAGTATTCCACGGATCTTCAGCAGACCGATCTCGTGTGTTGTTAATAGTGGCTTGAACTCCAGCCGATCCATAAATACGAGAGAGATCCGCAGCATTTTGCTGATAGTAGTTGTGTGTCCAAGCATCAGAACCAACAACCTCTCCACGAACATCTAGTTCGTTTCCATACATATCAGTAGAAGGGCGACCTTGAGCCACCCAGTCTGTATAACGATCATCGTTTGTTCTGTATCGAGTATCGCGGGGATTATAGGTAGTAGCCATTAAATTCTCCGTGCAAGGCGAGATATTGCAATAGCAAGTGTAGCTATCGCATCTTGTGCTTGTGCTAAATTAGTTACATTCGCTTGGACCCAGGCTTGCACTTGAGCGGGAGTCATGTTCATCAAAGCTTTAAGTTTTGCGTAGTTCTTTGCATCTAAATCATATTGCTGATCTAAAGTAAGTGGAGGCACTATATAAGGATCAGGAGTGTTACCAGCAGCCATCCATTCTACTAACTCCTGATAAGATCTATTATCTGGATCTCTAGGAATTGTAGCATTATCTGAGATACGAATGATACTATCAGATAGTCCGTATTTATACATTATAATTCAGCGTCCGCAGTAACAATAGCCCCATAGGCATACCAAGTGCCAACACCAGGATAAAACTGATATCCAGTAGTGTATTGGTCTGTTCCAATAAAACCGCCGAACCAAGCACCCATATTTGTATTTCCAGGAGTTGCACCGACTGTAGCATTAGTAGGAACAGCTCTCATAGTAACTGGGTGTGGAAACACAGTCCCAACGAAGCCGTCGCCGGTATATGCTCTAAATTGACAGGTTGGCCTACAATAGTATCGTTGGCATAATGCCAGTTCATCTTCATACGATCTACACTCAAACTCAGGTGGATCATAAGCGGCGGTCACAGAAACTAACGCCAGTTTAAATCTATTACCAATAGTATCTAAAGCATTTACTTGGGAAGTAGAGGCAAATAGATTACCAGCTTGCCAAACATTATCTGTTCCTTGATAAGTAGCACCACCCATAAGAGCCCAAGTAATGTGCAATCCAATACCGTTAGTGTACAACCAAGTACCTGAGGAATCAACTGGAATTCTAATAGCTTTATATTCCCAGGTATCTGTAACATAGACTGTATAGGGAGCTATATAAGATCTATTGGTAGCACTATTTCTAATAGCGACAGTATAGATACCAGTTTTAGTAGCTTTTACCCAAAAAGATACACAGATATCTTTTGCACCAGTAGATTGACCAAAACCAAAATGATAACAGTGTAAACCTTCTACTTTTTGTCCTATAGTAAAATAATCACCAGCAGCTACAGCCGCATCCGCAGTTGTTACGTTTACATCAAAACAGTGTTGTGTAAAGTAACCATTAGTCTGTAATAGTGTGGGTGCGTCTGCTACTTGTGATACTGTCACAACACCAGTAGTCGTATAAGAAACAAGCCATCGATCTGCTGTGTAAGCTCCAGATGCAACAGCAGCAAAGGCTGTTCCTCTTTGCCAAGGATTAGTAGTGAAGTCTCCACCAATGATTACATTTCTCCATTTACGAAGATTCTGCTCATTAGTCTTAACACGCTTCCACAGATCTCTAAAGTTCTGACCAGAGAGTTCTGTTTCGCCAACACTATCGAGAGGAGTGTTTCCAGTACTCATTATGCGTATTGAGGCCCATTAGAATAAACAACTTCAACTGCCCAAATTCTTGTTGGAAAAGGACCATAAGCAACTACTTCTACCGCAGCAGCTCTAAACTGGCCTAAACGATTAAGCTTAACTCGATTGAATCTAGAGCCTGCTGGATATATTGTTCTTTGCGAATTATTTAGAGAAGCACTAGAATTAGCTAGTCTCTGAATACGAACTAACATAGTTCCATAAGTTGTATTATCTCCAGAGAATAAAGTAGAGTCAAAAATAACCTCTAAACTGTGCATGAACTTTCTATCATTAGTACCAAAATCAAAATGCTCAGAACGCCAAGCACAAGGATAGTTTTGAAAGTCTGTGGTTGTGGTATTGTAAGAATCTTTCCAACAATTGGAAGCTACTGCCCCTCCAGAATAAGTAGCATAGAAAACTGAGAATCTACTAGTGGTCATACTGGCATAATTATTTGCGAACATTGTATAATACCCACCAGTGCCGCCAGCAGTTAATTGAAAACACATAGATGGGACAAAGTGCTTATCTACAAAAGTTCCATCACCACTTCCACCAAAGTTAGTAGCCCATTGGTACCATAAATCAAGTTCATTGTCGTAAACCATAGTTATCTCATAGCCGTCAAGATAACTATAAACAGTAGTTAAATATAACTCCTTATTGTGCCAAACAACTACCTGTGATTGCCCCCTAGCTACATTACTAGCGCCTTCATAGTCATTACTATACTGCTGGAAATTAGCAACACTAACTCGCCCATTATGCAAACACATTTCAATAATAGCGTTTGAAATTGGTTTTACACTAAGGTCTGTTGAATTGATTTTATAGAATCCTTGTTTACCATTCTTGTCAATACCAAGAAAGATAATACCATCGTGTACATACTGCACAGATGAAGCAGAAGCACAACCAATATGTTTAGTTAAACCCTTACGAGGTTCTAGTGGAGATCCTGGGGTTGGATTACCAATGTTCTCAAAGAACTCAATTGAGCCTTGTTTAAAACAAACAATGAAGTTACGAATACGAGCAAGCCACACAATAGCACCAGGAATATCTAAAGCACTAAGGTATGAAGTAGCTGTCCATCCTGTTGCAGCAGCAGCCGAACTTAGATCAGAGTTATATATTCGGCCCTGACCAGTACCACTAATTACACCAAAGAATAGGTACCCATCTAAACCAACGAAACAAGTCTTAGTTCCTAGTCCGGTATAATCAACATCTGTAATTGTACTTGGAATACCAGCAGAAGTAAGTAACAAGCCTTCTACTCCATTAGTAGCAGCATAAGCTACGTTTGTTCCATAGTTAATATTATCTAATTGAGTAAAAGCCCACTCTCTACCAGAAGTAGTTGTAGCAGTAATATTCGTAGTATTCATACCATTCGTAGTAGCAAAGTATGCACGAATATATCTGTTTGCCCCGGCTTCAGTAGCCATAACTACCCAAGTTTTATCAAGACTGGTAGTAAGTCCTTTAACCCGTTCTGTAGCAGATAGTGCTAAATTAGAGAAAAGACTTACATAGCCTGTATCTACACAACCAGGACGTTTAACAAAAGCAGTCTTCCGAGATAACTCAACAGAATCCACACTCACCTCAAAGTAACCATTAAGGTGATTAGGAACTAAACTAGAGTAAGAGGTCTGTGAACTGGGGCCTTGAAAGGCTCCAGCATAAGCATCTGGCTTTGATACTAAAGTTAGTTGTTTAGAAATCGCCATTAGTTATACCTAGTATCTACTTGGAAAAAGATTGACTCTTTAGCAGTATCCCAACCTAACACTCGTTCCTTTTCTTCATCTGCTATTTTCTTCACACGATCTAGGATTTCTACAGGAACCCCATATTCAAATGCAATCTGATATGCTAGATTCCACTTGATAGCATTAAACCACTCTTGAGGAAAGTCTAAGTAGTCTGTCGTTGCATTAAAGTCTTGAATCGGTCTAGTGTAGACGAAATGTAGATTATAGTTAGTAGCGGCGGTAGTATCAGGTGTTGAAAATAGATATATTTTCCCATAAGCATTGGCTCCTGAGTTACCACCCGGCATATCATAGAGTGGATCATAGAATAGTTGAGAAGGTGTGCCTTTACTAGCTTTAGAAGATAGCAGATTGTAGCGAGTACGATCAATAATCTCTAAAGGAATATCTACTGGAGTTGAACCTGAAGCTTCTCGTAACCAAGCCTGTGTAATTATGTTAGGACGAGCAATAACGATGTTTCCAGTAGGACCACAGGTATAACTATTCTGACTAGCTGTGAGTGAAGTAGACGCCTGTTTCTGACACCATACTTGTAAACCATCCGCTTGCCAAGAAGTAACTAAGAAGTTGAGAGCTTCTAGAGTATTAGTACGCTCAGTAGTAGATGGTGTTACTAAACCTTCAGGATCAGCTACCGCAATAGCTCGAAGAGCAGCATCAATAACCGTCTGAGCGTTAGGATAAAAACCTTGAGCCATTATGGTTCCTTTTTATCAATATCCTTGCCAGTAGCTTTGAATACGAAGGCTTCCACAATTTCCTTGAACATTTCATGTCCTACAGTGGCAATGGCGGCAGCAATACCTGCCATAGCAATAAAAGGCATAGTAGGAAACCAAAGCATAGCCATAGCCGCTATCGTACCTAAAACACCGCCTACGATACCAGCACCAATAATATTACGAACGCTTAGTCGCTGTTTGCTGTATAGCAATTTACCAAAGTAAGAAATTACACCAATAGCGACTAGAGCCATATACTGTTCAACTTGATTCATTATACTGTTCTCCACGCAGTAGAAGCATCATTTTGTAGTCTTATGGAACCATGAATAGGAATGGTAACACTGGCTCCCCCATTTATGGTGTCAGCTCCCTGACGTGCAACAGTGACTGTATTTGCAGTCGCATCAGTCCTGCGAATAAGAAGTTGGAATTCATCGGCAAATGTATAGTCAGCAGCAAGAGCTAGGTTGACTGTTACATTACCATCTGTAGCATCCACATCAATTACATTGATCGAAGTAGTCTGTGTGTATGGACTATCAGCGTTCTCTACCTCTATATAACTAGTGATAGAATCTCCCTCATGTTGTGACCAAGGAACAGATAGTCGTTCTTCCTTTACCTTGAAGAAATCTAGGATATTACGAGGTTCCCAATCTTCTTCACAAACATATACACCATCCCATCGTTTCTTTAGTTTTACCGAATCGAACACGAAACCACACACAGCACAAGCGGCAGACCAACTACCTCTTTTAAGACTTCTATTGGTGATAGTCATTATTGATGACTCCAACCGTTGCAGTGTTTTTCTTCATGTTCTTTAATAGACATGCCATCAGGATCTTTAGCAAATAAAGTTTGTGGTAAATTCATCCAAGTGTATATGCTACATAGTGCAGTATTCCACACCCAAGCACAGGCAGCTATACGCAAACCAGGTTTATCTGAAACTCCACATAACTTGTCAAAAGTCTCCTGATCTACCATGTAGTACCAATTAATTACTTTAGCTGGTTCATGTGTTTCTTCCCACTTGTAGTAAGTAGGATTAGAAGCACAACCAGCAATTAGAAGTAGTATCGCTAGATATTTTATATACATTACAATGTTATACCATATTTTCTAGCTAGATATTGTATTACTAAAGCCCTCTGAGTGGCGTCGTGGGCGGTGGAGAAGATGATGGCTTCAAGGAATTGGATGTTCCCGGGCGCAAGTCCGTTTCCGCGAGCCCCGAGAGTGAACGCACCGGCATTTGTTGCGTTTAGTGTCCCCGTTGTGGCAGCGCCTAGGTTTACTTGGAAACTAGAAGATGCGCCGTTAAATATTGACGCCACTACCCCATACGCCCCAACTGCCGGTCCGGCTGCTGGTCCAACAAAGGCGGTTGCGTCCGTGTTTAGTTGAATCTGTGGGGTTACGCCGCCCTGTTGAAGCCCCATTGAATTCGCTGCGTTTCCGTCATAGATCATGTCGGCGCTAGTCCAACTCACCTGCTTGAACGCGAGATAGACCGTCTCCGGCTGGTTGAGCGTGAAGGCGTTTGTCTTGAGGTAATCCGCGCTTCCATCGAAAAGGATTGACGAGCGCCCGACGATTTGCGCCGGAAGTCCACCTGACGAGTTAACCGTCCAAGTCTCCCCCGTCGCGCTTGAGGCAAACGAGGTAGACGCATCAGAGGCGTCTCGGTCGGGGTTGAAATCTACGACAGGGGTAGTGCCGCCGATGGTTGAATAGATAAGCGCCCAGTAGACCTTTCCGGCAAGGTTCAATGAGCCGCCGCCGGGCGTCGCTCCGATGGTTAGGGGCTGCCCTGAGTCTGTAATTGCCCCGGCAGTAGAGGCAACATCGGCACTCCCGAGTTGCGTCCAGCTTGTCGGTTCCGTCGATGAATCTGATGCGGTATAGAAATTGACATTCCCGCTGGAGGATGCCCGCGTAACCCTGATCCAGTAAGCGACCCCATCGGTAAATCCGGTTTCCGAGGTTGCCGCCGCACTTCTCAATGACCCGCTTACTTGCACATCGAGCCGCAGAAAGTTTGTTGCGGTCATAATTAGCCGATAAGACTCCGTGCCAGAGAAGTTCTTATCAACAAACGACATATTTGCTCCTGGCGTCCAATCCGCCATAGCAACCCTGACGCGAATATCAATGTCGCCCGTGATCGAATTGGCCGCGCTATCCGGCGTGCTCGCGTTGTTCCCCGCCACCCCCGGCAGATACAGATACTTCGTCCCCGTGTAGCTCAAATACGGAGGCCGAGAGGCGTCCGTGGACTGGAGCAAATCACGCCCATTACCAGACAGGTCAGCAAGCGTGGAGACGCCAGAGCCGGTGACGGTGACTCCAACGCCAGCCTTATACCAAGCAGCAGGGCTTAAGGCCCTAACAGTGTTACTTAATTCTGCAAGATATGCACTAGAGTTAGATTGAAATAACTGCTGTTGTATTTTATTGAGTCTCACACTTAGTCACTCAAGACACAGGTTAATAGGATGTCATAAGTTGCACCAGATATAGCACCAGCAGTAGTAAGTAGGATGTCCCCAGTGCCACCAGTGCTACGAGGATCTTTAAGAGCACCCGCTTGTGTGTAGTCTTTAAAGCCATTACCAGCTCCTAGAACAGCAATTTCATCATCAGTAGTATGATCCCAATGTAGGCGTACAGAACTAAAACCTTGAATGGACCACTGGATAGATTCAACATTAAGGGCCGTTGGAGCAATACCCTTACCATTAGTTAGTGTAGAAATATCTACTTTAATGACACCAGATTCTCCAGTGCCATCAGAGATATTCGTCAAACGAATAACATATTTTCTAGTGCCTGAGAATTGAACTAGAGAGTCAACTGTGTCAGCCATTTAATTCTCCAAGGAAAAGAGGGGCCGTTGCCAGCCCCTCGTTAGTCTTAACGCTCTTGTACGATACGGATGTAATCGACCCAGGTGCTATTACCACCAGCGCCGTTACCATTAAGAGCACCAATAAATGGAGCTAGTGCTGTGGCCGTTGGTACAGTTGAAGCAAAGGTTTGTGCCCAAGTATTTGAGAGATTACCATCCACATAACCTTTAATATTGGAACCACCATCATAGAAAATAGCTAGCGTATGCCAAGTATTAACTGATAGTGAACGCGAACCAGTTTCAGCAGTTGAGCCACTATTAGATTTATCACAAAGCATAGAAGTGGTTGCAGCCCCATCTAAAATACCAAATGTGATTAAATTAGCAGCAGTTGTAGTCCACAGATCTTCTGGGTTAGCAGTAGCTGTTAGATCAGTTAGACCAAACTGAAAGGCGTGGTCAGTAACGTCATCAAGACGAACACGACATTCAATGAACATCTTCTTACCAGATACTAACTGAACTGCTTTAGTGCCGTAGAAAGCTGCACCTTCTGAAGCCGTAGCGTCAGATATTAACAGAACACCAGTCGCACCAACAGTAGCTGTAGTGCTAACAACAGTCGTAGCACCAGTATCGATAATTGCAGCAGTCCAACCAGTAGGAACGTTGGTCGTTACTGAGTCTGTGAAATCATCAAAATCAACTACCCACTCTGCCGATGGGATCATACCCATCTTAGAACGATATTGATAGGCGCCTTGATTGCTAATAGGTGAATGAATTAAGGGGCCTTTAAATCCTGTAGACATAATTACCTCCAACATAATTAGGAAAAGTGGGGGAGTTTAACCCCTCCCCCTTAGGTTTATAGCTTAGATGCCCGGAGTCCCGTAGAACGCCTTGGGATCAGTCCAACCGTAAGCGTAGCGATGAGTACACTTGAACTTGGCGGTTTCAGTATCGAAATCGCTATCAGTGTCAAAGCTCATTGCACGACGCTCGAAGAACTTCATACCATCGGGGCAGTCAGTCCGAATAAACCACGCAGTCGTGGAGGTGAGGAAGTTATTAACCTTCACACCCTTCGGGAACATACCGAAAACTTTGGAGTTCTTATCGTTGTCGGAGGTACCGACGCGGAGACGGCTGTTAAACAGACGATCAGCTTCAAACTCAAGATCAACAGGGATAATGAGCGACTGAGGTTTCACATTAATGCGAAGGCCACGGTCGTCAGTCCACTTCTTGATATCGATGGTCGCTTGTTCGATAGCAGCTTCACTGAGGTTCGCAGCGGTCGAAAGAATGTTGGAGTAAGTTCCACCACTCTTGTTGGGGTGCGAAGCTGAGCCAAGGATGATGCCATCACCACCAGTGTAACCGGACGTAAACGCACGGTTGTACACGTTGGCAGCAACGATTTCCTGCGTATGGCGAGCAGAACGCGCCAGTGCAGAAGCCTTTTTCTCAGCAACCTCGCCATAGAGATCGTCTTCAACGAGTTCTTTGGAAATCATGAACCCGAGTGCATAGACAGTCATCGTATAGCGTTTGGTGAAGCTTTGACCCATCGTGTCATAAGAGATAGGAGCAAGCTCCGATTTCTCTGACATAAGGCCAAGGCCGGTCATACCTACGTCTTCAACGAAGTTCCGGTTCGTCTTGTAAGAGTCGAACAGATCAGTCCATTGGGTTTCGTAGTCATTGTACTTGGTTTGGAAGAACTTGTTAACGCCTGGGTATAGGAGTTTCGCAAGACTACCAGTTGTCATTGGCATAGACATTAGCTATTCTCCTTAGACGCCAGCAGTGCCGGTATGGCTACCGAACTGGTGGTTGTTAATCTTGACCAACAGTTTAACTGAGGCCCCCACTTCGTTATCAGGACGAGGTACAACGCTCAGAATCTTAAACGTGAGCGCAGCAGTCGTCGCTTCCGTGCCGAAGTCAATGTATGCGCCTGAAGTATCAAAAGTCGTACTTGGCGTACCGACTGCATGGTTTGCGTTCAGACCAATGTCAGCAACAGTTGGGGTGCCATTAGACGCCTCAACTTCAAAGATGACATCAGGATCATCAACAACCCAACAGTAGCGGTTGGTCGAAGCAGAACGACCAAGACCATCGACGTTCAGGTTCGTGGGATCAGGTAGGAAACCCACAACTACGCCCACAACTGCATCACCAGCGGCTGCCAGTGCAACAGTGGGAGCTCCACCTGCGGTATCCGCCGAGCCAGCAAGCTTTACTACATCACCAGGATAGACAGCAGTGTTGTCTGTCGAGGGGATGTAATAGAGGTTTGCTTGACCATTCCAAGGCGAACCACCGAGGTATTTGACGGGCTTAAAGCCGTTAATGCGGCTAGTATTTGCCATTCAAAAATCTCCTTACAGTGAATGATAAATGACCCGTCACGATTGTTCTGATTACTGGCCTTCGATTAGAGTGCCACGTTTCAGTTCGCCGTGATCGAGTCCCTCGGCCATAGCATTACGCCTGATACTGGCTTCCGTTGCAGCAATCTCGTCGGCTTCACGTTTCCGGTCAGCTTCGTAGTACTCATTAGGAATTTCCATTAAGTAGGCGGTCATACCAAGGCCAACATTTTTGGCGTACCGGGCACCGTGCGGGTTTGCTTGTTGAACATGAGTTGCACCAAAGGACACATCATTTTCAACGAAGGCATAGCCCGCTGCTTGATAGGCAGGAACATTAGGTTCATTTACCCAACAAGCGTGATAACCTGGACGAATACCTTGGACATTGAGTAGATTCTTAATGCCAGAAATAGGTTGTCGTTCAGGCCGGTTTTCGGCTCGCGTGTCCTCTCTTGTGGGACGATTCGTAGTCTTAATTAAGCGTTCGTCTTTCATGTGTGTCTCCTAGTCTTTGAGAATTGCAACCACATCAACATCGTGTAGAACCACGAATTTTTCCTCTTCACCTTGTTCGTTATTGGTGATTAGAGTAGCTCCCGCGTATTTTCCGTAGCTGATTTTATCACCCACTTTACACCAAGGGGTACCATCATCTACTTTCTTATACGCCGTAGGACCAATCGCTACGACTGTTCCTTCGGTAGTGGCTTGTTCTAGTCGTTCTACATCTGTTACTAGAACAATACCACTCTTTGTCTTTTCCTCCACTGGACGGGGTTTAACGAGGATCTTATGACCAGCAGGTTCGATCTTCATTAGAAACCCTTCCTTTGTTCAAATTTCACTTTCTCCTTCGCGTACTCTTCTTCAGACATACCAAAACGAGCGGCAACTTCTTTTTCTTCAGCAGTCAGTTTAGGTAGTTTAGTGCCACCAGTTTTAGCTTTACCACCGGTTTCACCACCACCATCGTCCACAGCAGTCATAGGAGATTCTTCTTTCTTAAACTTGTCTGGAAACAACTTCTTAATCCGATCACCGACATGGTTCAACATATCAGTGTAATGAGCGTTAGGATTACGCGCCATGTATGCAATAGCGAGTGAATCTGCTTCGGCGGTCATTTCATCCTGAGAACCTAGATGATACCATGAATTCTCACGATTCCAAGCATAGAACTCAGGAGGAGGACCTGCTGGTGGAGAGTTTTGTGATACCTCTTTATCCACCTGCTCGAACTTAGTCTTCAGACCATTTTCGAGATCCTGAAGATTAGCATCAAGTTGTGCTACCTTCTCATAATCCTCGTTCTTTACCGCTTCTCTTTTTGCACGTTGTAACTGAGCGCGAACTTCAGCTACTGCATCTTCCTTAACACGAGTGTAGTAGTTCTTCATCGTACCAAGGACTTTTTCCTTGTGTTTGGCTTCTGCTTCCGCAGCTTGGAGACGCTGTTCAACATCCCCATATTTAAGCCACCACTTAGCAGGTACCCAATCATTAGGATCGCCCTGCCACTGCTCTTTAGGTTTCCAGCCTAAGTTTAATGCCCTTTCCTCGTCTTCTGTGAGTTTGACTTCTTCTTTGGTGTCATCTGTCATGTTAATCCTCATAACTTGTGTTGAGTACATCTGTGATACCAGCGATTCGTCCTACTAGTTGGTGTTGCTGGTGTATATCTAAGTTGCGATACGACAATGCCTCTATTAAATCTTCGCGTTTATTCTTTAAAAGTTCAAAGAAATGAAAGGTTATTGGATGTTCAAACCAATCACGCATTTCCTCCTTGCTTGGCACTTGCGGCATTTATTTTCTCCTGTTCTAAGGTTTGTTTCCTAGCAGCATCTTCTGCTTGCATAATCATTGCTACACGCTGACGATGCCCTTCCTCTTCTCGGAATAACGTCTCGATATAGGGTTGTAGTTGGGCAAGTGTAGTTTGAACACCCAACTCCTCTGCTTTAGCGAGATTGAGAATGACTTCTGACATACGTTTGAGACTTTCAGACTGTTGCTTTTCTGCTTCTAGTTTAGCCTTACGATCCTCAGTCTTTTCCAGAATATCCAACTCACGCATCTTGATTTCATATTCTGGGGGTGGACCTGGAGGAGGTACATCCATTAGTTCTGGGATACCGGGTTGCCCCTGCATTTCTAGACCACGCTTAGTCATTACTTGCGTATTGATATGACCAAATTGAGCAAGTTCTTGTAGACCTTGTTGGAAGATTAGTTTCTGCGTCTCACTCACCATATTGGGATCTGAGGCAGGTACAATTTTCAGTTTGGCTTGTCGATAGAGAGCTTTAGTTACCGACACATCGACAACTACTCCATCCCTATCATACGAAATCTTCTTCCCACCTTCAGGTAGATATAAGGAGTTCAGATTGTAGAGTTTCATAAACTCGTCTGATAACGACCTGTAGATACGCTTATAGATGGAAGTGAATACTTTTAGACCTTGTTCAATCGTAGCCATTGTGGTAGATGCTGGAGTATTCTGTCCAGGCATCTTACCAGTAAAGATCTCAGCGATAGACGCTAGTTCCTTACCAGAGGTTACAAGAAGTTGCAATAACGAAAGCAATACTTGTGACGGATCGCGTACAGGTAGCGGGAATACACCCTTCTTAATATCATCAAATGAAGAGTTAACCCACTTCCACTCACCCGGTTGGAACTTGTAATCTCCTGCCTTACCTAAGCGTAAACCCTTTGCGATAAAACCTGCTTGTAAGTTCGAGAGACTACCGGAGTCAATAAGCTGATTGAGTAGAGTGTTTGCGGATTCGTTAAGACTGCCAAGCAAGAGACCAAAACCAACTCCATAAATACCCCCTTCGGGATTAGGAATGAAGTTAAACTGAGTGAAATACTCCAAAGGTTTGATAGAAGCAATCTTACCCTTTTCGTTCTTGGTAACACCATCAAGTAAGAATCGAGGTGCAATGCGAAGCACTTTACCGGATTCATAGTCCACAGTGATTACATAAGGTTCTTTGTAATCATCTTCATCAAGATCCATGAATGTGTGTTGTTCAAGGATAAGACGAGGATTCTCGTCATCACTTGCTGGAGCTTTATTAGGGTCATTAACTTCACCTTTTTCAGTTAAAGCACCAGCACCAAACTTATAGTCATCGTACTCTAGGAAGATACCTTGACGTTGACGCTCAATGATCTCATTAGGAGTAAGACGAAGGCAGTGAGTCTTGCGTGAAGCTTTCTCCAGACTCTTTGCCCAGTAGTTAATTACCAGATCTTTAGGAAAAACTAATTCAGAACAGTTCTTTTGCTTCTGTTGACTATAATAGGTTTTCTTAAAGATACATCCAAGAATAGGAAGTGTGAAGCATAGTTTATCCATATCCTCTTCCCAGTTGTCCATTTCATAGAGCACTTGATAGGACATATGGGTAGAGATAGTACCAGATATATCTGCTAGTTGGTTTGTTTCGTCCTTACCAATAACTTTAGCCTTGACCACATCAAATGAGGGTACAAGACTAGGATAAGCACGACTACCGAATTGTAAGGCTGCTGTCGTAAGTAGTGGATATTTGACGTTAGCTGCACCTTGCCAGGGATATGACTTTTCTTCCTTAACCTGAAGAGCTAGTTCCATCCACTGGTCATACTGATCTTCCCAAGCAGAACGTGAGTGTAGATCAGCTTCATAAGTAGACTTAACGACGCCACCAATACGATTACGCTCGTCTTCATCTAACTTCTCAGCAATGTTTATTTGTTGCAGAACTTCGTCAATTGAGAGAGCCATTAGTATCCGTTCAGTAGCCAGTTATCGCGGAGCGTCCCTGAAACATATTAGCAGAACGCTTTTCGTAGTAGTATTCGTCTTCATCTTCCTCTTCCTTGGTTTGAGCAACTGACATACGATCCAGTGCTAAACCTATACATGAGAACGCATCTACTTGGTCATCATGTCTACCACGAGGAAACTGAAGAAACTCTTGTTCAATATCGTGGAACTCCGGGGAAGTCTTATCGAACTTCAGACCTCCTGCACGCATACGCGCTTGAATAGAACGTACACGTTGTGTCTTATCCATTGAAGGTACAATTGGAACAATAGTTACTGGAACATTAGAATCTAACATCTTTTCCCGTAAGAACGAACCAATCGACTTACCAATCTTATCTTGTTCGATAGCAATCCATTGGAGATCATATTGCTTCTGTAAAGCTAGGATAGTCTCTACAATTTGTAGACCATCCATACGATCCCTAATAGTTCTGCGATGATACAAATAGCCTTTGGCATCCATACCTACCACATGGAACACTGAGAAGTCTGCACGCTCTTTCTCTGAGATAGCTAGGTCAATTCCGCAGTAATGGAGAAGAGGTTTCTTACCAGTAACAATCTCTTCCTTCTCACTTTCCATCATACCTACGAAATCTGATTTGCGGAAAAGAGCGTGAGCATCATCAAGAGGTCGGTTTAGTTGTTCCTGGGCATACGCCTCTGGTAAACCAATGTCTACTGCCTCTTGATACTTCTCAACGAAGTACTCTTTACTAAATCTGGAAGGCCATAAGATCTCACTTTGGTTTTTAATCTCGTTAGGATTAGTCCCTTCGTGAGCCATATAGACCACAGAACGCCACATAGACCTAGGATTAGTATTAACGAACTTTAAACCCTCTCTCTTGCTATATTTCTGTCCATCAATGGGACAAATACGGCTAAGAAATGAGTCTAAGTGGAGGATTGTACCTACAATTCGTACCTTTCCATGAGGTGCAAGGCACGGAAGTAGTGCTTTCATCATCCAATTTCGGAATTTTTCACGCCTTTCTGGGTTCATTACGATCTCATCGTTCTCTAAATCATCACCAATAATGAGATCTGGGCGCTTATGATTCCATTTTAGACCACGAACCTTCTGTTCAGAGCCTTTTGCTACGATTCTGAACATATATCCGTCATCAAAACGTACAATGATGTCTGTTTCAGTGTCTTTGACCATATCTTTGATCTGAAACAGCGTCATAATATCTTCGTTTGTCTGTAATTCTTTCTTAATATCCCCTAAGAAGTCCTTAGCTTGACCCTCAGTATCAGAAAGAAGTAGTACAAACTGATGTTGCCGGAAGAGTACCGCAGCTAGTAAGTAGGCTAGGCTAACTGCGGTACTTTTAGCGTGAGCGCGAGGAGCTGCAACAGCTACAAGACGCGCATCACTACAGCATAATTCCCATAATTCGCGGTGAAACTGCGGGGTTTTTGCTGGATTATCGAACTTATTTGCTAGACAACTACCAACAAACCCCTCAACTAGCGTTGAGGTAAGTTTTACCATTAGTCAATCCAGATGGACTGAGCTTTATCAAAACGAAAACAGACTACATCACCAGCTTTAGCTGAGACAGTGACAGCATCAACAACACTGCCTTTATACACACCATTCACCCAAGCGTGGACTGCTCCACCCTGACCTTGGTCTACAACAATAGCCCAAGTACCATCTACATTAGGTTTAGTAATATAGTCCTGGTTTGGTTGTACAGCCACATGAAGGTGGCGTTGAGTGCTAAGAGTTGGGAAGACACTAAGGGTTGTGGGAAGCGGACCAAAGTTATCACCAGGACCAACACGAGAATCTAGGATAGCTCCGATCTCAGGGGTGATGGGAAATAGTAAATCAGTAACTGTGGGTTGAGGTTTGGTGGAAGCAGGAGAAATAGGGGTCTCAGGCTTCACAGGAGCCTCTACAACGGGTTTTTCTGGTTGGGTTGGGGTAGGGGTACTCACTTCAGGTTTTGAAGCCTCTACGGGCTTCCTAATGCGTGAGTCCACGAATTCTTTTACTTTTTTATTTTTAAAGTACAGAAAAATACCAACAGCAACTACAACAACAGCAAATCCAATAAAAGTATCCATTCTTCCTCCTTAGAAGAAACTTACCTGAGTGTATAACCCAGTTTGGGTTGATACTGAATCTAAAACAAAAGAAGCGGGAGCAGTACCACCTTCCCAACTTAGAACGATAGTACCAGTCTTACCGATAGCAATACCTGTGTCACCAGCAACCCCTTTGAGGGTGGTAACAGAAGTATTGGTAGTAGGGAGCTTGATAATACAGCCAGTGCTATTAGAAGGCACAGTGATTGTATTGGCACCAGCAGCTAAGACAGTCTCAGTAACAACTAGAGAAGCAGTAGAGGATGCAATGGAAGTGGAAAGGTCCTTATTTCCATTGGTTCCAGTCATAGTACCAGTAATATAGAGGGTGCCAGACATTATTTCTTACCTTTTCGACGTTCACGGGTTGAGGTCTCTGAAACCATAGCTCGTTTGCTATTCCGTTTAAAACTGCGATTTTTAGCAGGATCTTGCATTTCTAGGTTGGACATATCATTACCACCACCCTTAGAAAGTGCAACTTTATGACCAACATCCTTACCATCAAAACGTTCTGCTTTACCTGCTTTAATCATAGCACGGCGAGCACGAAGACGTGCAGCACGCTGTTCTCTACGTTGATCTGTTTCAATAGCTGCTTCACGTTTATAATCTCGTTTAGCCATTTTTACCCTTTTTCTTTTTAGAGTCAGCTAGGTTGAAATCCCGAGCTACAGAAACCGGGATTCCCACTTTCTTCGCAAATGCCGGGTTGTGAGCTGCCGCTGCCATCGTTTTTGCTTGTTTCTTCGATTTGGATGGCATTTAGCACTTCTTCCCTTTTTTCATCATTCCCTTCATTTCCTTCATTGTTTCCTTCTTCTCGAATGCCTTCGATTCCTTCTTTTCGTGCTTCTTGGATTCCTTCTTCTCTTTCATTAGGATCTCCTATTGAGATTATCTCAGCATCTACAGGTTTACTCTTAACAAATCTGACAAATTCCTCGTTAAGTTTCTGAAGTCTATCTTGCATAGTGATTGTCTTCACAGCATTGTCGATAGCCTCTCCACGGATCTTTTGTCGAGAATTTGTGGCATTAGTGGAAATATACGCAAGTTCTCTAGCAGAAACAGGACGAGTGGTTTTAGAACCATCTTTGAGAATTACCACATCTCCATTCTCAATCCTCTCCATGAGTTTCTCAATGGTTTTCTGCATAATTCTACCATAACCGGAAACCATAACCTCGTCTTCGGATTTACGAAGTTTTTCCATTTCCTCAAACCACCAAGGAAGGGTTTTCCAGTAATTTATGGTATTTGCAGGAACACCAGTTACTTCCTCTACTTTTGTAGCATTTCCTAAAACAGAGAAAGCAGCGATTACTTTGAGTTTGTCACGATCAGTCCAGTGCTTACCTTTTTCAATAGGTTTGCGGGACATACGTAAACGCTTTGACTTGGGAAAGGTTGGATCAGGTGTGTTTGGCATCTCTAGTTATTATTCCACTGTACACTAATATTATACCACACTTTTAGCCTTTTGTCAAGGGGGTAATGAAAAAATATTTTACTTGACAAGTACCCCTAAAGTATGGTATAATATAAGTGTATGTAGGGCGAAGGTAAGTATATAGGGCTCAGGTAATATATTATTATATTAGTATTATATGTATATATAATAGTAGTAGTAGTAGAACTTCGTGACAGTGCGAGTCCGGTAGTTGTGGACGAGCTAGAGTATAAAGTTTTATTATAAAAAGTCACTTATAAAAAATATGCGTAGTGTCGGAAACAGCCTCTCACCAAATTTCCCCACCCCCCGTCTTTTCCCCCCACCCCCAGTCTGTATATAGTGATCGTATTTGTATTGATCTCCTGTGATCTTCTGTGATAGTATCGAGTCAATACAGGTTAGTAGATTGTGATTGTT